TGGAAGCCGACGAACGAGAGGAGCAAGCATGAGCGTAGAGAAAGTAACCGTTACCAAGGTAGAGGATAAGTTCGAGGCACATGTAACCCTAGACGACGGTCACAAAGTATCTAAGGTATTTGACGACTTTGACCAAGCTAATGATTGGGTAAGTGAACAGAGTGGCGAAAACGAACCCCAAGAAGACGTAGTGGTAGAAGACAGTGAACCTGACGTCCCTACCGAAGAAGAAGTAACCGAAACTCACCCTGATAACCAAACAGAAAGCGACCAAGAGGATGGCAAGCAAAGCGAAAAGACTGACACCAAAGCAAGCTAAGTTCGTTAAGGGTATTGCCGAGGGATTACCTGCCGGTAAAAGCGCTCAACAAGCTTACGATGTGTCTAGCTATGAGGTAGCTCGAAGTATCGCAAGTGAGAACTTAACAAAACCAAACATTCGTCAAGCCGTAGATGAGGCACTGACATTACATGAATTAACAGCAGAATCCGCAGTGTTAATAGTTAAAAGAGCAATGGTTTACGAGGGTATAACAGAGAGAGATTCCTTAGAGATGAACCTAAAGGGAACTGATAGACTCCTTAAACTGTTACAGATGACCGAAGATAAGACTGCCCCAAGTGGCAATATTAACATCTTCAATAACAGTGGTGCTAGTACGTATATTAAGAAGGATTAGGCATAAAAATAACCCCTGTTACGGGGCTTAGGCAGAGTAGTTTAGGGACTTGCTCAGGTCACTGGTGTTAGGCGTTTAGTTTTTTAGCATATTTCTCGGCTTCTAACCTTGTGGCAAAGCTTTTAACAATCGTAATACTTTCGGTCTTACCCCTCTTAGTAACGACTTTTACGGTGTTGTGGCGTTTTTTAGGGTTGCCACCCATAAAAGACCAACTGGTGCTGTATGTTATCTGAGGTTGTGTTGTTGTCATCGGGTTTTATGCCTTTCCGATTTAGTTGATACTTAGAAGTATACACAACATACACACACCCGTCAAGCATTTTAGTAATAATCTTTGTGTATTGTGTGTACACACCGTGTGTAGTATTATGTAAGCATGAGAGTTAACGTATGGATTCGCAAAGAAAACGAGCAAGTGTGGCAGGACATGACCAACAAGTCCGAGTGGCTTAATGAAATGCTTGTGCGCGAAACCACCCCGCTCAAAGCCATGCCGCGTATTAGTAAGCCGGTTACTGAAGCCTTGAAGGACGTAGAAACCCTAGAGCCTGACTTCACAACCCCCCGCCGAGTCTTAGAGAACCTACCTAAACCCACTGCCTATTGCGAACACGGCCAACTTAAAGGCCAATGCCTGCAAAAGAAGTGTAAGTACGGACGGGGTGCATAGTATGTGTAAGAAGGGCTGCAAATGACTGACGAGCAATTCAAGTATGTTAAGCAAGTCGGTGACGTTATTTGCTTTGCGCTTGGTGGTATAGTTGTCTTACTAATTATATTGGTTATCCAAAATGATTAAACTAATCCTAACCATCTGCCTAATAGCCGCCCTAGCCTACGGCATACTATGGAGCGTAAACAACTTTAAAGAGACTCGTACCAACGTGCAGTGTCGTATTGATTATGGGTTAAAGGGGTGTGCAAAGTGACCTTTCTCTGTACTTTAATTGGTCACAAGTTTAAGGAAAAAGAGCTACTGCATTGGGGCATACCCTACAACACCTTCAGGATAACTACTTACCACCGGTGCCGCCGTTGCGACTACGAGAGAGGAGCCTAGTATATGAGTGACATCAGATTTAAAAGCGTTTCATTAACGGCTAGGCTACACGGTAGCGAATCATCATTAAGTGAATCCCAGCTAAGTATCGATGAGCCTATGACCATAACCGAAGCCTACGAGTCGGCTCTCTTACTGGTTGAGCAAATGTTTCCACCAGAAGTCAGGAACAAGGCATGACAGCTTTAGACTACGGGCTTAAAGGGTGTGAGCGATGAGAACTAAAGAGCGCCAGTACTACATCAAGCTGTTGAAACGTCAGATGTACCCACAACGTCCTTGGCGTGGTATGTTCAGCTACGGCAAAGAACGTCACCAACAAATAGCTGCCATGCAATCAGGTGTCATTGGTTCATTCAGCGGCATGACTATTGTGTACGCTACACCACCTAATACGGAGAATAAGACTAATGAATAACCAAACTCCCAGTACATTGAAAGAGGAAGAAGGTAAGTCGTAATGGGTAAACTCAAACGCTGGCTAGCACACCGCTTAATCAGATATGTAAGCACCGAATCACTTAATCATGAGTTAATGCGTCGCGGCATGGACGACGCATTTGGCAAGCTAAGCAAAGCGATGATTGAAACTTACTACGAGGAGTCAGTATAAAGATATGAATACACTACAAGACGCAGCCAACATGTTAGCTCGCAAATCAGTAAAGATAGAGGATAGTGCTGTCGCTGAATACATACGACTTCAAGCCGAGCACCTCGCTCGACAAGGCAAAGACCTGGCCGACTACTACCTGGTACGCGAGAATGGCAATCTAACCTATGACAAGGGCGATACATACAAGCAGGGCGTTTACTACGGGCTGAAACACAAGGACAAGGTAATGAAGGTGGAGTTTAGCGATGACTAAACCAACGCTTACCGACGCCGACTACAAGCTCCTCGCCTACATACAAGGAAAGAGTGTACCGTTTACTGTTAATGGGAAAGCCTATGCCTAGTATTGACTACAAGCGCTTTATTGAAGACCATTTTTATATTAAGAATAAGGATGGCGTCTTAGTTCCCTTTATATTCAATGATGTACAGAACTTGTGGTACACGACATTAGAGCAGGACTACCCCAACTTACAGGGCATACGTGAGAATATCTTAAAAGCCCGGCAATTTGGTTTGTCTAGTATTATTACAGGAATATTTGCCACTGACTTTATCATGAGTGAGTTAGGTGAAGTGCCTATCATCGACTCTGACATCTACTCTCACAAAGACAAGGAAACCCAGGCTCACATTGCCCGCTTCAACCTATTTCTAGATAGCTGGTTGTTCAAGACTCAAGGTGGTACAGGGTTAGACATTGAGAATAACCATGACGCCCGTCAAGCCATGCGTAAACAGCTACTCAAGACGGATAATGGTGGGGAGATAATTGGTCGTAAGCGTGGTGCTCAGTATCACTGTGAGACGGCTTCTGCCAAGGTTAGTGGTCGTGGTGGTACTAAGCAAAACATTCACTGGTCAGAAGTAGCCTTTTACCCTAACACTGAGATTATGAGTGCCAAGCTGCTTGTTACCGGTGCCGAAGAGCAAGTACCCGACCAAAAAGGTAAGGTATTTAGAGAAACTACTGGTAATATGATGGGTGACTTTTTTGCCACGGAGTATTACGCTTCTAAGAACGGCGTAGAGGAACATCAAGATTTTAAAAGTCGTTTTTATGGCTGGTTTGAACACAAAGCATACTCTCGACCCGCCCCTTCGGACTGGACACCACCGAATTATTACGACAAAGTATTAGAAGAGGGCAAGGCTGACCGTGACCAGTGCTTTTGGCACTTCGTAAAGACCAAGAAACTAGAAGACCGTATTAAGCTCAGAGAGAATCCGACTTATGACTACGAAGCTTTCTTGTTAGCCGGTACGGGGTTCTTTGACCCAGACGCTCTAATCTTCCACAACAACCGTATACAGAAACCAATAAAGGAATCACTCTATGTCAATGCCCTCTGACTTTAAACCTGGCTTTCGCTTATATAGACCGTTAGTTAAGGGGGAGTTTATTATCGTGTTCGGTGACTGCTCACAAGGTGGCTCTGACTCTAACTTCCACCAATACGGCAGTAAGACACGCAGCGACATACCTTTAGTGTTCCAAATGCAGGGAGTAGCCGCCGAGGCCACACCCTTCTTAATGGAAGGCTTACGCTGGGTATATAGGCAGACTGGGGTGAAACCGTTAGTGTGTTTAGAGCGTAACAATGGAGGCGGTAGTGAGATGCATCACCTAGTTAAGTTTAATACTGGCGAATGGTCTATTTACTACATGAAAGACGATAAGGGTATGCCAACTGATAAGCCCGGCTGGGACACAACTGGTGGAGCTGGCGGCTATAGAAGCGGTAGTGGCTCAGGTACTCGCCCCACTATGCTCGGGGAGTGGCTGATAGCTTACGAGAGTCATTCTATTCGTATTTACGACCAGATAACTCAAGAGCAGCACCAGACCTTTATAGTGAATAAGAATGGCAAGCCCGAAGCTGCCCCTGGGACACATGACGACGGGGTGATGTCCTGCGCTGGTTGGTATCAGCTATACCAGACGGAGAACCCAAGCATAGCCCACCGTCCACAGCGTGAGGTTAAAAGGCAACGCTTCCATGTTTAAGCTATTCAAACGTAAGACCAAATTGTACGACATAGGTGAGGTGGTAAAACTGAAAGTAAAAGGGGGTAAAAAGTGACCGACATCAAACACGCCAAGGTTATAACGACGACAACCATGCCAGACGGGGCTGAACGTATTGAGAGTGAGAGCTACTACGAACACCTCGCCCACAAAATGGTAGAAATGGAGAAGCAACTACATTTACCGAAACAAAGCCTACTCAAAGAGCTGATTGAGTGCGCTACATTACTGACTGAGGGTTCGGACAAGGTGACGATTGTACTAGAGCGCCGTGGTGATACGCAGGTGAAAGTTACCAAGCGGTGGCAAGTAAGCAAACAAGCGTTCCCCCGGTTATAGTTAAACGCTAGCATTTTCATAGACAACGTGGTATATTTCACGATAAGACGTAGACTTCCGCTTCCTCGGCTCTGCACTACCAATAAGGACTTGAAACTTATTATATGGCTTACTTAGAAGGCTCCGAGGTTTATAAAGCGTATAAAGACGCTTGTGACGAGGCAGACATTTGGCGTGAGGATTATCCTGAGTTTGAACGACTCATGAACAACGGCCTGATGGACGACCTCGACGAAACACTACCGGAAGTTAATGATGGCAGCCTCGCAGCGTCACTATTTAAGCTCCCTAAACGTATTATCTCTTCTGACCTACATGGCCGGGCTAAGGCAGTAGATGCTGACGAAGCATGGCTTACTGAACTTGCTAACATGCAATGGGATAACGAGATTGTCCCCAATGCTAACTCCCAGGCTCCGTTTCACCGTAAATGGAAAGACGCCGTACGTAAATCTGCTGGGTACGGCGGGCAACCTATCGTCAACCTCTTCGTAACCCGTGGCAACTATACTGGGTCAGACTTCATCGTTCCCTACGCTCAAGACGTCAAACTAGAGGCTGGCAAAGTATCTGATTACGATTGTGACATTATCTTCTGGGACGTCTACTACTCCAAGCTCCAGTGGAAAAACATGATTGAGCAAGCCGAAGAAGAGATGGCTGAACAGACAGAAGACGGCTACAACAAGTGGAACCTAGAGGTTATGCGAGAAATCCTCGCTAATGCCGAAGAAGAAGAACGCCCTGGTGACCAAGAACCCTCTGAGTTAAATGATAAAGGCGTAAAGCGTGGCGGTATTCACTGCTACATAGCTTTCCAACGAGGCGTCGAAGCACCGTTTATGATGTGTCACCCAAAGCACAAAGATGTAGCGGTACGTGAGTGGTCTAACCCTGACCCAACTGGTGATGTTCCTGTTCACTACTTATACTGCTACCAAGACTTCGTAAACCCCTACGGTATCGGGATTGTAAAACTTGCTGGCGGTACGCAGAACGTGCTGGATTACATGCGCCAAGCTGACGTCAAAGCTACTCAGTTAGGTCTTGACCCACCACTCGATGTACACGGTGATGCTGATAGTGCTGACCTCGACTCACTGGTAAACGAACAAAAAGCTTTGTGGTTTACGGGTAACGCAACGGTAACACCCGTACAGATAGCCAATACGGTCTACCAAGAGCTACCAAACCGACAGGCTATGTACAAGACGAGCCTAAACCAACTTATCCCTACTGGTGATACCAGTATATCTGCTGAAGCTGGTGACCCGAACTACTCAAAGACTCCGGCTGGTGTGAAGTTCCAACAACAGAGTCTATCTATTGACGATGAGGACTTCAAGGACAACTTGTACCAGACCTACAACGCGGTAGCTAAGAGCATGATTAACACTCACTTTGCCAACATGCAGGGTACAGACCTTATGAAGCTATCTGACGAGCAGCGTGACATTTTGCAAAAAGCTGGGTTAGAGTTCCCTGTTGACGAGATGGGACAACCAACCAACGAGCTAGAGGTTATTTGGGACGAAGCCCGCGCTACCTTTGACTTTGAAGTAGACGCCGAACAGGACAAGACAAGTGATGACGCCCAAAAACTAGAAGGCTTACTCAATGTTGCTAAGTTTGCCGCCTCAGACCCGACCTTTGACCAGCAACTTATGCAGTCCGGCAAGAAGCTAAACCGTGGTGAGCTATTCGCTGACATTGTGAACTTAACGAGCGACAACGACAAGATTATCGAAGACATCGGCGAAGAAGACCAACAGCAGATGCAAGAGAGTATGGGGCAACAAACTGAACCAGAGAAGAAACCGTCTGATTCTATTACTTACCGTGACGCCGTAGAGACGGGTGCGATAGATGCCGCTGCCGCCATGCTACAAGAGCAAGGACTCCCTGCTGATGGCCTTGTACAGTCCGCCGAACAACAAGCTATGGCACAAGAGCAGCAGATGGCGATGGAGCAGGAACAAATGGCTCTCCAAAACCAACCCGTAGAAGAAGAACCTACCGGATTACTTAACGACCCCCGTATAGACGACTACCAGAAACGCTTTAAGGTAGACCCTGATATCGCTGCGCAAATGGCAACCTATGCTGACCAAGGCTACCCTGAAGAAGACGTAATGATGGCTGGTAAGCAAATGCAAGACGCCCGAAATCAGGAGCAAGTAAATGCAAGCGCGTAACGATTCCCTACTATATTCAGGTGGTGGTGGCCAAACCCCAGCCCAACGTCGCAAAGAAAAAGTCGAGACAGCTAAGGTAAAGCGTGAAGAACGCCGTAACGCCCTACTACCCCACGAAGAAGACGTTATGGCTCTGTTCGACAAGGAGATAGAAGCTGCTCAGTTACAGATGCTATCTCATATATCACCGACTACTCCCGCTAAAGACACCGCTGCTATATTAGCTGCCCTGAACCTGCACAAAGACCTCGTAGCTAAGTTCAAGATTAAGCTACAGAACGCCATGCGCGGCAAGGTAACGCTATGACAGACGAAGACAACTACGTAGAAGAGCCAAAGGAGCTTATGACTCGTGAAGAGGCATTAGCTGCCGGGGGTATTGACCTAAACAATCTACCAAAGCAAACCCACCGCTGGGTAGACCGAGGGCTAGTACTGAGTTGCGAAGGTGCAGGTCACCCGAATCACCGGTCATTTAAGAGGCAGCCGATGAAACAGTAGACGGTAGTGCTGTGAGGCGGTCGATTACCACCATTCGACCCTCTCACAGTCCCACCTTCACGGGACATGAGTAGCATCTCTTAAAACTGCATGGGTAGTTCCCTTTAATAACATGGTCGCTCACCTAAACTAACGAGCAGAAGGAAGGAAATATGGCTGATAACACAGCTAAGGCAGAAGATACTGGCCTATCGGACGCCGACCTATCAACAGGCGAGGAGTTAGAAGACTCGGACTTTGAAGACGAACTCACTACTGAGGAACTCGAACAAGCCGAAGAAACTGACGAATCTGAAGAAGCAGAAGACGACTCAGCGGCCACTGACGAATCTGATGACTCCGAGGAAGAATCTGACGATGATAGTAGCGACTCAGACGAGTCGGTCGAAGAAGACAAAACGGAAGTTCTAGACGAAGCTAAGGCTGACGCACAAGTAGCTAAGAATACCGAAGCTGCTGCCCGTGAAGCATTTCTAGCCCGTCAACGAGCAAAAGCCGACGCCCAAAAGGAATACCTACAGGGCGCTAACGAGGCTTACGACCTAGCGCTCCAGCGGGGCTTATCTGAAGATGAAGCCAGAATGGAAGCCAACCGTGACCTTGCGTTCCGTCAACTCCAAATCGACAGCTACAACAACAAGGTAGAGGGTAACCAAAACTGGTTACAGAACGGTATCGATAAAGCCGTCGCCAGCGTGGACTTGTTCAAGTCAGGTACACAGCTTCAAAAAGAAGCATTGGCTGACAGTCTCGATACGTTTGAAGCACTATACGTGCGTAAAGACCAAAACGGTGACCCAATCGAAGTTCTTGTAGACCCCCACACCGGTGTCAAAGCCGATGTACACGCATATTTACAACGTGAAGCTGCTCGAATCAAGCTACTCACTCAAGAAGGTGCCAAGACACAGGACAAAGCGAAGACAAACCAGAAATCGCGGACGCTTGCCCCACCGTCCAAAGCACCGAAAAAAGCTAAGTCCGACCCCGGACTCGACGCCTTTGACGAAGAAGCTGATTGGTAGCTTCCTAATACATATAAGGAAATAAACCTATGGCTATTAACCTAGCTAAGAAATACGAGGCTAAAACCTCTGACCTCATGAAAGTCCGCCGCAAGACCAAGGGCATGACTAACCAAAACTGGAACTGGAAGGGTGTTGATACAATTGTTGTTACAACCCTGACTGACGCTGACCTCGTTGACTACCAAACATCAGGTGCTAGCCGTTACGGTGAAGTAACTGAAGTAGAAGACACCCAGCAAACCTGGACACTGACCGAAGACCGCGCATGGACGAAATCAATGGACAAGAAAAACATTGATGACGCTATGATGATTCGCCAGCCTGGTAAGTACCTCGCCCAGATGACCAAGAACAAAATGGTTCCTGAACTCGACGCTTACATTTTAAGCACAATCGTAACTGCTGGTGCTGTTTACGACCGTGACGACATTGTCGCTGACGCTGCTACAACTGCTAACAACGCCTACACCAACTTCCTCGACATTAACGCTAACATCACTGACAACGAAGCGCCAGAAGACGGCCGTGTTGCTGGTATGACTGCTGCTTACTACAACATGTTGAAGCAAGGTGGTTTCGTACTAGACAGCGATTCAGCCTACCGTGACCGCAAAACTGGTAACCTCGGTACTGTTGACGGTGTAAGCGTGACTATCATTCCTAGCAACCGTATGCCAGCTAACACTGACCTCGTAATCACACACCCACAAGTGACTGTTGCACCTGAGAAGTTAGTTGACTACACCCTCCAGAAGAACCCACAGGGTATCTCAGGCTACGTTCTTGAGTACCGCCACCGTTACGATGCGTTTTGTGACACAAACCTCATCAACAGCGTCGGCATACATAAAACGGCCTGATTAGAATACTTTATAGTATTTTTGTCAATATTAAGTAAAGGAGACATACATGGCTGAAGTTAAAAAGCTTAACTTCCTCGAACGAGCGAAGGCTAAAGCAGCTTACAATGTCAAAAAGCGTATTCGTGACCAAGAAGAAGAGCGCAAACTCAAGGAAGCCCTCAACACTGGCGGTGACCTCGATGCTCTTCTCGACAAGGAAACCCAAGACGCAAATAAAGAAAAGAAAGGTAAGTAAACATGGCAACAGTAAACAAAACCGGTTTCGGCCACTTAAACAGCGTTGACCTAGACGCCTCAACACTGACTCTATCCCTAACCGCTCACAGTGGTAAGGTAGTAAACGTGTTGCAGACGGCTACTCTGACACTCCCTGCCGTTGGGACTATGCACCGCTACATCGTACGTGTTGGTAAGGCTGGTATCACAGTGACTATTAGTCCTGCTGCAGCTGACCTAATCGCTGGCGCTGGTGCTTCAAACGCTGGGGCTGGTACTGATAACAAAGACGTTATCTTTACCAACCAGCCAGCCGGTAGCTACATTGTACTTGAGTATGGTGACGCTAACGGTTGGGCGATTGTTGAATCGTTAGGTACATTTACCTTCGAGGCCTAGTAAAGCTAAGGGGCTAGTAATACGGCTAGCCCCCTTATCACTTAAATGAGAGACAAGCATGACGGAACTATTTGACGAACTTCAAACAATCCACCAGCAGAAACAGCAAGCTGCTATGCAGGACGGCGACAAACAGCGTCAGTTGGATTCTGTTGAACGTAACCGTCAGACCATGCTACAGTCTCTCCAAATCCTCTTAGAATATCTCGACAAGCAAGTTACCCGAACCGAGGTGGTAAACCAGCTCAAGTCAATTAGAACGCCTGATATTGATAAGGTTGTCCAGGCAGTTAACCAACTCCACGAAACCCAGAAAACTCACCAGAATACTGACCTGAGTGAAGTAGTTACGATTATGAAAGGTTTGTTAGCTGAGGCTAAGGCTATTCCGAAAGAGTTAGCTAAGGTAGAAATACCGAGTGAAGTGAGTATCAAAAACCAGATTGACCACTCTAAAGACTTTCACAACTTACAAAAGGCTGTTGAAGGGCTTAAACTAACAGCCGAGGCTCCGCAAATAACGGTTACACCACCCGAAATCAATGTTGCCGCCCCCGACCTAGCTCCACTTGAAACAGTCACTAAAGCTGTAGAGAAGGCTGTAAAGGCGAACAAAGCCCCTGACATTATTAAGACTGAACAGACCAACGTGCTAATAAGCGAGAAGTTCGATAGTTACAAGATTATCTACAATTCGTTCGATGATGAAGATGGCCGAGTGGAAGCTATTAAATACTTCAATGGACGTAAGCTTGTAGCTACACTGGCCTATTCGTATAACGACGATGGCAATATAACGGGAGTGAAGAAGAGCTAATGCAACGAGTTATTGTTGACCCCCTAACCGGTATGCCGAGTATTCAGGAACTCCCTGAACCGCGTGGGCGAGGCGGTGGCTCTGCTAGTGGCGTACGCTCAGTCGTAGCTGGTACAAATATATTGGTAGACAATTCAGACCCTCGCAACCCTATCATAAACGCAACGTCGGCAGAGTATAACGTCAAAGACTACGGTGCAACCGGTGATGGCTCGACTAACGATACGGTTACCATACAAGCCGCACTTGACGCTTGCACGACTGCTGGAGGTGGCACAGTCTACTTCCCAGCCGGTACTTATATGGTTGACGCTGACCCTGACGTAGGCAGCTACACCACAGTACGAGGTGACGGCTTCATGTCTTGTGTTAAGCGTATGGCTGGGCCTAACTACGCAAATAACTTCCGTGTGCAGTCTAAGACCAAAGTACGATTTACTAACCTACGGATTGACGGCTCAAAGCAAGACATTATAGACAACTACAGCGCCACAGCGCTTGATTCTAGCCATATTTACACGACTTGTAACACCATTTACATTACCGGCGGCAATGACCGCGATAACCCCAGCACAGACGTCACGATAGACAACTGTTGGATTCACGACAGTTACTTCGGTGCGGTGCAGACCGACGACGTAGACGGTCTAATCGTCACAAACTGCTACCTGTACCACAACCGCGATAACCAGATTAACGCCCGTGTGAACGGCTGGGGCGGTTATACCCGTAACGCCGTTATTAGTAACAATATGGTGTACGGCGTCGGTCCGATAAGCGACCCTAACCAGTACAGCGGTATTCAGTTCCTACGCGGTCAGTACCTTACCATTACCAACAACCTCGTGTATGGTTTTGGCAACACGACTACATGGGAGGGTAACGGTATCGGTATGGAGGGCTGCCGCCACGTTACAATCTCCGGTAACACCGTACACAGCAACCTAACGCAAGGTATTAAAGTTGACCGTACCGTGGAGGGCGAGCCGACCTACTGGTACGATTACGAAACCTACCTCGAAGATGAATACGTCATCCACAACGGCAACAAGTTCTACGCCCTGCAAGATTCAGTTGACCAAGCCCCACCAAGCACCGCGACCAGTAACGCTTACTGGCAGTACACTACGGCTGCTGGTGGTGACCAGTGGAGTATTGACGTTGTTATATCGAATAACATTATTGCCAACAACAACTTCTATGGTGAATATGGCAGCACGACAGACGGCTTTTACTACCAGTACAGCAAGCAGATTACCTTTACCGGCAACACGCTATACGGCAACTACCACGGTATTAAGAACGGTCCGCACGTCGGCCCCATTAGCTTTATAAATAACGTCATTGAGAACTCACAGCACCTCGGCGTGATGCTGTATGAAACCAATGACCAGCAAGCAGCACCAATTTTCAAAGGTAACACTATCCGCAAGAACGGTAGTAAGGGCATTGACTCAGTTATCCCAGTCATCATCGAAAGCAACTACATAGCCGAGAATAACGGAGCTGGTGTAGCTGTTGGCATGGGCGGTACCCCGACCCTCGCTCTGCCGTTTATTAAGGTCAGTCATAACACGTTTGTAGACAACGCCGACTCCGGCATTGTGGTAAACGGTGGCATAGCAGACACCGTGAATATTGACGTCGAGTTTAACTTCGCACCTCCTAGTTCAGTACAGCCTCGTGGTCTTGGTGAGAACGGCAGTAAGATTACGGCGCGGTTTAACCGCTTTGTAGGACAAACCAGCTCACCATATTACCTAAGCGACCCTGACTCAGTGTGGATTGACGAAACCACGGTAGATGACCTCTCCGTACATCTCGCTGGTGATGAAACAATTACAGGCGTTAAGATATTCAATGCCGATAGCTACAACGGTTCGGTAATTACTAACGACATTACGATAAGACCAAACGCCGGACGTAGCACCTCTGCCTCTATGTTCCTCGACAACACGCTTGGCAATATCTGGGAGTTTTTCTCTAGTGCTACCGGAGCGTTCGGGGTGTTCAACGCTTCTGCCGGTAACCAGCCATTCTCTATTGCCGCAGATGCAGCCGGTGGCTCGTTTGAGATTGACCAATACGGGCCGGTCATTGGCGGGCGTTTGTACATGAATAATAAAGACATTAACGCGGTTGGGGACGTCAGGTTTAACGATACCAGCCGTGGCCCCGTTATTAAGTCCCCTGACGGTGCAGAGTGGCGTATTAAAGTAGACAACAGCGGAAATATAACGGCTGTAGCAGCCTAGTATTGACCTATTAAACTGCTCATGGTATACTCCCCGTTAGAGAAGCACTAAAAAGGCTTCCCTGCACTGCTTAAAGAAAACAAGGAAGCCTACATTATGAAATCACAAAAGCTAACAAAAGTCATCGTCTTTCTATGTATAACGTTCGGCGTTGTGTTTTGGTCGGCTGTAGCAGCCTATGTTGTTGCCCCAAAGGGTGACCAGATACCAGCATTAACTGTACAAGCCCCTACTGAGCAAGACCCTGATTTACTCGCCAAAGCTGCTGACCTCGGTATAGATGTGAGTAATATCACGCTTAGGTATGGTGAAACATCTGCCGAGAAACGAATGGCTGAATATACGTATACAGAATACGATGATGAATCTGTTAGCTACAAGATAGTGGTACGCCCCAATCCTTCTACTAATGAGGTTTATGCTAGCTTTGCTCATGAGTACTATCACTACTATTGGGATACGCACAAGGAAGTCCGTTCTGTAGCCCCCCTTGTCCGTGTTTTATACACTTCCTACCCTGCTCTATATGACCGTATGGCCACTTACCGCAACCAAGGAATGGTAGACGCTTCCGAAGACTTTGCTAATGAACTGTACGCTATTATTTGCACGGAGGTTAATAGTTCGGCGATAAGCGCTGACCTACAGACTTACTGCTCTAACGGAGTACCTAACAGGAGTATGATTACCAGTATTTACTAACTTTCGATTAAACAGCCTGTGGTTAGGTATAGCAGTCCCTTACCAAACCGTATTTCTAGTTTTTATACGGTGACAATTCGCACATCGAACATCACATTTGCTTATTTCTTCAAAAACACGTTTCCATGAGTATCTTTTGCTAACCAAATAACTTATATTAGCTATCTTATTATCTCTGTGGTCGAACTCAAGGACTCTAATGTCTGAGTTATTACAGTCAATGCATGGATGCAAATTCAGGTATTCAGCCACCTGTTTCCTGACATTTTTTCTATATTCTTTATC